GATGTTAGATTGGAGATTAGCAGAGAATATGACTAGGCCAAAATCTAATTTAGTTAAAGTTAATATGAATTACGCTTTATGTGCACCACAAATGTATCATGGAAGAATAAATAGTTTAGTAGGTAGAATGATGGGCTTTGCCGATATGATACAACTAACACATTTAAAAATTCAACAGGTAATATCTAAAGTTATACCTGATGGTGTTTACTTAGACGTTGATGGTTTAGCAGAGGTAGATTTAGGTAATGGAACTAGCTATAACGCCAAGGAAGCTCTTAATATGTATTTTCAAACTGGTAGTATACTAGGTAGATCTATGAATACAGAAGGTGATCCAAATGGTGGTAGAATACCTATCCAAGAATTAGTTAAAAGTGACGGTGGCGCTAAAATAAACTCTTTAATATCTACATATCAGTACTACTTACAAATGCTTAGAGATGTAACAGGACTTAATGAAGCTAGAGATGGTAGTATGCCAAATTCAGATTCTTTAGTAGGTTTACAAAAGCTAGCAGCTGCTAATTCTAATACAGCTACAAAACACATATTAAATGCTTATTTATATCTTACCGTAAGAACTTGCGAAAATATAGTTCTAAGAACTGCTGATAGCGTAGAGTTTGCATTAACAGAAGAGGCATTAAAAAATAGTATATCTACTTGGAATGTAGGTCAACTAAAAGACTTAAAAAATATACACTTATATGATTTTGGTATTTACTTTGATATGGTGCCAGATGAAAAAGAAAAAGAACAACTAGAAGCTAACATACAAGCTGCATTACAAAGTGGAAGTATAAATCTTGAAGATGCAATAGATATTAGGCAAATAAACAATTTAAAATTAGCTAACCAAATGGTTAAGCTAAAACGTAAAAAAGCAGCAGAAGCAGCTCAAGCCGCTAACTTAGCTAACATAGAAGCTCAAGGTGCTGCCAATGCTCAAGCTAGTGAAGCTGCAGCTATGGCTGAGGTGCAAAAGCGACAAGCTGAAATCGACACTAAACTTAAGTTTGAAAAAGGAAAGTCGCAGTTTGAAATTGAAAGAATGAGAGTTGACGCTCAAATAAAAAGAGAATTAATGCAGTTAGAGTTTAACTATAACATGCAACTAGGTCAGCAGAAAATTAATAGAGAAGCTGACAGAGAACAAGAAATAGAAGATAGAAAAGATAAGCGAACTAAAATAGTTGGCACACAACAAAGTGCTATAGCAGATCAAAAATCTAATAATCTATTACCAATAAATTTTGAACAAAATCAGGATTTAAACATTTAATAACTTATATTATATTATATTATGGCTAAAGTACAAGCAGACGTGGATACTAAAGAACCACTTAAAATGAAAAGAAAGCCGGGTAGACCAAAGAAGCTATCTAGCAACAACGAACCTACAAAAATAAACTTAAAAAAAGAAGAAGATGCCGTTTCAAAGCCAAGCACAGTCGTCGTGGATGAAAATAAACAAACCAAAGATGTGGAAAAAGTGGAGGAGAGAGCACCCGAACCAAGACTTGAAGAGCTTACCAAAGAAGTTGTCGAAAACAAAAATGAGGACAAGGAAGTCACGGTAATAAACGAAGCTCCAGTCGAAAAGAAAGAAGAAGTAAAACCAACACCTGAGCCAGTTAAAAGGGATATGCATATTCCTGAAAACGTAGAAAAGCTAATAAGCTTTATGAAAGACACTGGAGGTAATGTTGAAGATTACGTTACTTTAAATAAAGATTATAGCAAGTATGACGATGAGCTGCTTGTTAAAGAATATTATAAAAAAACTAGACCACATTTAGATGATGAAGAAATTAACTTTGTAATGGAAGATAATTTTAAATTTGATGAAGAAGTGGACGAAGAAAGATTTGTACGTAAGCAAAGGCTTAAGTATAAAGAAGAAGTTGCGAAAGCCAAGAACTTTTTAGAGCAAATGAAAAGTAAATATTATGATGAAATCAAGTTGAGGCCATCTGTTACTAACGAGCAGAAAAAAGCTATGGACTTTTTCCAACGATACAGTGAAGAACAACAACAAATAACAGAAGCAAGAAATAATTTTGTAAATAAAACTAAAAACTTCTTTCAAGAAGAATTCAAAGGTTTTGAATTTAATTTAGGAGAAAAAGCTTTTAGATACAATGTTTCTAATGCTAATGAAATGATAGACTCCCAGTCAGATGTTTCTAAAATTATTAATAAATTTTCTGATGATAATGGAAATATAACTGACATGGATGGTTATCACAAGGCTATTTACGCTGCTAGAAATGCAGATAGATTAGCACAACATTTTTATGAGCAAGGCAAAGCTGATGCTACTAAAGATATAGTTGCTAAATCTAAAAACATTAATCAAGCGCCAAGATCAATACCAACGGAAACTTCGTTGCCTAATGGTTGGAAAGTAAGAGCAGTGACAGGTGTTGATAGTTCAAAGCTGAAAGTTAAAAATAAAAAATCATAATAAAAATAAAAAAACATGAGTTTTGTAACAGGAGGTTCATTTCCTGCAAGCATTAACCCTATGCCAAGTCAAGTAGTTGTACAAGATAACTATATTGATTTTAATACGGTTGCTGGTGGACAATGGGCACAACAATATTTACCTGAGCTTTATGAGCAAGAGGTAGAGAGATACGGAAACAGAACATTATCTGGTTTCTTAAGAATGGTAGGCGCTGAAATGCCTATGACATCTGATCAAGTAATTTGGTCTGAACAAAATAGATTACACGTAGCATATGACAATTGTGCTGTTGCTGCTGGTGGTAAAGCTTTCCCATTATTCAGGGTTACTATTACTGCTCCAGCTGGTGCTGCTGCTACTTCTGGTATCAGAAACGGTAATACTATATTAATATCTGATAATGCTACTGGTTTAGTTACTCTTAAAGCATTAGTTGAAGATATTAATGACGTAGGAACTAATGGATATACTATTGAGTGTCACGCTTATGAAGGAGCTGCTTTATCTGCTGCTTTAACTGGTGGAACTTGTAGCTTATTTGTATACGGTTCTGAATTTCCAAAAGGTGTTGATGGAATGTCTGGCGCTATTGAGCCAAACGTTACTACTTTCACTAATTCTCCAATTATCCTTAAAGATAATTACGAGTTAAGTGGATCTGATACTGCACAAATTGGATGGATCGAAGTTGCTACTGAAGATGGTACTTCTGGATATTTATGGTATCTAAAAGCTGAGTCTGAAACTAGACTAAGATTTGAAGATTACATGGAAATGTCAATGGTTGAAGGTGAGTTAAATGCTAATGCTGCTAACTTTACTTTTTCTACTGTAAACAATGCCGCTGGACCTGCGCAAGCAATTAAAGGTACTGAAGGTTTATTTGCTGCTATCGAAGCAAGAGGTAATGTATACTCTGGTTTTGCTGGTGCTGCTGCTCCTGGTTCAGGTGCATTAGGAGATTTTGATGAGATCTTAAAGCAATTAGACAAGCAAGGTGCTATTGAAGAAAACATGTTATTCTTATCAAGACAAACTGCTCTTGATTTTGATGATATGTTAGCTGCTACTAATGGTGGTTATGCTTCAACAAATGCTGCATCTTACGGATTATTTGATAACGAAGCTGAAATGGCGCTTAACTTTGGTTTTGCTGGTTTTAGAAGAGGTTCTTATGACTTCTATAAAACTGACTGGAAATACTTAAACGATGCTACTACAAGAGGTTTATCTAACGCTATTGATGGTGTTATGGTACCAGCTGGTACATCTACAGTATATGATCAAATGTTAGGTTCAAATATCAGACGTCCTTTCTTACACGTAAGATATAGAGCTTCTGAAACTGAAGACAGACGATTCAAAGCTTGGATCACTGGTTCTGTTGGTGGAGCTTACACATCTGATCTTGATGTAATGAGAGTTAATTTCTTATCTGAAAGATGTTTAGTAACTCAAGCTGCTAATAACTTCGTGTTATTCAAAGGAGCTTAATTATTTATTAACATTTAAAATATAGAAATTATGGGTTTAGTAAAACTAACAACAAATAAAGTTGTACAAGCTGAAGGCATACTACAACTTACAGCAGCAATATCAAGTAACACACTTACAATTGATGTTATCTATGCTTTAGATATGGGATCAAACAAACTAGCGAAAGCTAATGTTGTCTATACTAAAGGTGCTTCTAACTCTTTCACTTTGACTGAGGCAGAATACTTAGATGCATTTGTAAATGCGTTTGGTAGTGCAATGGGAACAAGCGGACCATCTATTGTTGGACCAATTGTTCAACAAAAAGTAACTGCTACTGGAGTACTAGTAGGTACAATTACACCGGTAATTACGTTAAAGCTTAATGCAGCTATATCATAATTAAGGTTATACTTAAGATCCCGCTTCGGCGGGGTCTTTATTAATTTATATTATATTATATTATGGAAGAAACAAAAGAAAAAAAGGCTCCGGTCAAAAAGGCCGCGCCTGTAGTA